ATATGACGTGGAATTGGTTTAGATATTATTAAGCAACAACGAAACGCCGCTTCGCAATGCCGCGCCGAGCATTGCCTCGCGATGCTCAGCCTAGCAAAGCACAGCACAGATATTTCACCTCGGCTGTCTTTGAATGGTCGCTCCCGGCCGTACTTACATTCGCGGTTTCACACCTACCGGACTGACAGTGCGCGCAAACTCGTCCGTGGTATCCGCTGACAATCGTACTTACGCGGGGAGCGACCAAAATCATTTATGCTGCCTGTTTTTTGAGAAAGTCGCTGATCGCCTCTTGCAGCCTCACCAGTCCACTACACAAATCAGTGTTTGCTGTATCGATCAGGTCCGTTTCCAACAATGTGAGCAACTGGTTGACGTAGAATGTCTGATTCATCCCACTGAGTTTATCGTTAGCCAATGCTTGTCTTTTCGTCAATTTGCGCCCGGACATATGACGTATAGTTTGTTTAAGAGCTAACGGTTGAGAGCCGATTGTGCCAATGCGTCCAGTTTTTAATTTACCAATATTTTCAGACGTGAGGTTAAGGACTTCGGCGACCAATTTTGAGGAAATATTGAGTTTTTGAGCAAGCAATATGCAGTGCGTTTTGTCATGCTGCGTCAATGCTCTGCCATGTGAAGCGTTGAACCGCATGGCATCCAATAACAATTGACTGTCACCTGGATAGGTCTTTTCAACGCATTTCGTGGAATGTTCCTCGCCATACAAACGTCGATATGCTTTCCAACGGTGAAAGCCATCCACAATACGTTTTGAAACTTTTTCGATAACGATCGGTGGCATGCTGGAACCGGCTGAGACCGCGGTGGCAATCTCGGCAACGTGATGGTTGTCGATACTTCCGCGCGGATACAAATCGAAATCCAGAACGAGTTCTGACAATAAATAGTTTTTCATACATCCTCCACAAAGTTTTGGGCCAAAATATCTGTGCTGTACTTGGCTGCGCGGCGCCATGCCTGGCGACGCAAGGCTTGGTAATCATTAAACTAATTCCATTCACTGAAATATCTGTGCTGTGCTTTGCTAGGCTGAGCATCGCGAGGCAATGCTCGGCGCGGCATTGCGAAGCGGCGTTTCGTTGTTGCTTAATAATATCTAAACCAATTCCACGTCATATCGTCCGTGACGCCCTTTACACTCCGGACGCCAAGCCCCGATACCGGCAGTCCTCCCGGCGCGATTCCAGATTCGCAGCAACGCATCCAGGAACTCATCGAAGTTTGAAGGTGCAAATTCGTCGTCAATCTCAAAAGGCACCACCATTGACCACGAATCGAATCTAGGTCTCACGATAATGATGCGACTTTTGGTACTTTTATTGACTCCGCTATCGATCTGAATTTCGTAACGCTTCAACGGTTTGCCATTTGCATTCAAAAGTGTCGCCTTTTCTTCTGCCGGAAACACCAGTGCTTGAAAAATACTCGCCGGTCCCTGTCTAGTTCCTGGGAATTTCATACCTACACAGCCTTTTAGCAATGATGAGCGAAGCGCCTGTGTCGGCATGTAGAATTTATTGTCTTCGTTCCGATATGTCATAGCCTCTGCGATTATTTTGATATCATCCTTATTCGGTTTTGTGCCGATTTTCAGTTGCGGTACTTTGCGATTCACTGATTCGATGTTTGCCATTAGCAAAGGCGAAATTCCGGTGAATTTATATGTCAATATTTTCATGCATCCTCCAAGTGGTTAACCCTAAAAATCTGTGCTGTGCTGTGCTGTGCTCTGCTTGGCTCCGCTATGCTCTGCCCAGCTTGGCTATACTGCGCCGTGCTCGGCAAGGCTTCGCTATGCTCGGCTTGGTAATGTAGCTACCAATAAAATTGTTTTTATTCAACATACCTCACTTTGAAAAGTCGCCATTTCAAAAAAGCGCTGATTTCCTTTTGCGCTCGATCAAGCGACATGTAGTAATTAGGCCATCCGTCCTGATCGTTTAATCCGCAAGCGATTTCGATGTTGCCCTTCCAATGTCCGCGATCACAATAGGAGTGTCTTTTTTCTACCCAGGCCAGCAATTCCCCTTTGCTATCGCGCAAATCGTGCAGCACGGTTAATTCAGATGGATTGGTGGACCACGTCCAGCCGTCGATATCGATTTTGGTTACGAGTTTCATACCGGCGATACCATGCGAACTGCTTCGTCGAAATCTTTTTCTGGAATCAGCGCCAGGGACACGACACCGAATGCACGGCAAACAGTCTCCGTAGAGATATTATGTGCAGCGCAAAGATCAGTGAGTTGATTGGTCTGCGTATCGCTGATGATGCGAACCGCCTCTCCTTCGAATGTGACCGGCTCGATTGAATCCATAATCGTCTGAGCCTGTTCGAGCCTTCCGTCCGTGTCTTGGGGCCAGTGTTTCCATGCTCGACGGATCACGGCCTTTTTTTGCATTTCGCCCCGGAACTTTGAACGCCACACCTTGCCGCCGCGTGGATTCCTTTTCGTCGCAGCCGCTTCAACTGCGTTGAGGTCGCCCACGTCCATTACCTCGACGTGTTGTTTTCCATTGACGAATTGTGCAACGCAATATGCGTGTGTGAGCGGACCCCGATCTTTTCGCGCCTCTTCATGTTTGATGTAACGGCCATTCGGGCCGCTGCCGACGACAAAAACCGGATCGTTTTCGTAAACGAGTACAGCCTGAATCGAAAGGATGATTTTCGTGCGATACGCCAACTGCTCCATTCCTCGATACCCGATACAAAGGGTGGCGATCCCTTTGTACGGAATCAGATATAAAAGTGATTGGCTTGGAGCAAGAGTCAGGCCAGTGAACGCGACATCGAGCATACAATTGTGTATTGACTCGGGGGTACAGTCTCTGAGTTTTTCGCTGCCCTGGATGATCTGTAAAGCAAAATTTCTCTGTGCGCTATATTTCATGCGCTTGTCCGGTCGCCCTGCGTTGAACCGGGCAATGAGTGATCGATCGTTCAATGTTTCTTTGTATTCCACTAAAGCGTGTAACGTCATGTTTCGAGTTCCCTCAATTTCTCTAGGTGAATTTCCTCCCGATCAATCAAGAAGGTCGGACCAGCAGTGAGTTTTAATCGGACTTGCGTATCCCGCGAAACGGCGCCGACCTCGATGGTCAAAACTTCGCCGGTTGGTTTGTGAGTCACGATTATTTTTTGTCCTGGATAGCGGGTGAGATTTAGCATGTTTTCCTGTGAAAAATCCGGAGCCGAGTTTCCCCGACTCCGGACCCTCGGTTACGCCGCTACTGCAACGGGAACGGCCTCGACCATTCTGTTCCAGTTGGCTTGGTTGATGTCGATCAGCTTGGAGCCGATCACTTCAAGGTCCGATGCCCTGTCGTAATTGACTATTTCGCTGTTGGCGACTTTGGTGACCGCGTTGACCACTCCCCACCTTGAGTAATCGCGATCTTCTATCAGGTTTTGTAGCACCTGATTCGACTCCGGTTGAGTCAGACCAGTATCCGTCGCAAGTAATTCGATTGCCGGAACCGGATTTTTAATCACTGAACCCTCTTTCAGTGATCGCAGTTTGGCTCCCATCTGGTTTACAAACTCCGGTGTAGCAATCGCGTGCATAACGTCAGTGACCTGACTCAAAATCGTTTCGTCTTCGAGTTTTTTGCTCTTGTCCGATAGGATTTCGAAGTCCGCTCCCTCGATAAGTGTGCCACCCAGGTGGGTGCGCCTGTATTGAAAGGCGTCGGTCTTGCCGAACACACAGCCGTTGTAGCAAAAACTGCGGTAAAAGAAGGCAGATATTTGCACGGACCCTGATCCAATCTCTGAATTTTTCAGAATGAATCCAGGTTGCACGATATCCGGCCCGCCGTCCCGCGTCCTGCCGATTTCCTGCGTCATTTCGTCACCATTCAAAAGCACTTTGACATACAGATTTCTGTCGGTAACTTGTGAACTCAGCAGGACTGTTTCGAGGTCGCCCTTCACGATCGCTGGCAACGCCGCTGCAAGCACCTGATCGTTGTCGATCCTTTTGTACCGGTCCGACAAGAATGCTCTCAGCTTATTGTCCATCGTTCGCAGCAGGCGAGTTCCCGGCTCGCGCTCGAATAACTTGTTGACCGCATCCAACACTATGTCGGTGTGGTCATCAAGCATCCGTGCATAAAACTTCCATGGTATCTGCAACCGACCAGCAATCTGACGATGTGCATGTTCGGTAACTTCCAACCGCTCCAGCGGCTCCACCGGGGTCGTTAGGTACTCTGCAATATTTTGCGAAAGCCCACGCTCAACCTCCGAATCCTGCCCCTTCTGCAAAACAACAGCCACGCCACTCGGATAATCGGGCATCGGCACCATTCGAACATCGTTCTCGGTCGATGCGACGTAATCCTTTTTAGCGTGTGACTGTCGCTGCACTTCCGTAAGCAGCTCTTCGATTGTCATTCCTGTTTTCATTTTTTCTTACTCCTGTATAGGTATCGGAATTGATACCAGGGAGCGCCCTGTCACGACGCTCAAGGTATCAACTCTTTGTCAAGGTGATTGCGGCGGCGTCGATTGATTTCTCGGCATCGATCAAGCAATCGTGCATCCGACGAACGATAGGAAAAGGCACATTGATCGTGTCAAAGACGTGCAGCCGAATCAATTTCACTCCATCCTTTGCGGTCCGCAATTCTTTTATCAAATCGCAAGTCTCTATTGCTCGCCCGATTTTTTGTTCAGCTTTACCCATGGTGTTTACTCCTGTTATTGAACATCAACCCACGACATAGCGGTCACAAGTACGTTATCGAAATCACTAGCAATTGATTCGTCAGTGTACTTTTTGATTTCCTCGGCAGGAACATCGGCCCTGCGCAACGCTTTCGACACCCTGGCCATAATGGCAAACGCATTGCCATCTTCGCCAGTGAGTTGAACTGTGATGTTTGGATATTTCGGATTAAGCATTTCATTTACTCCGTGTTGTCAGGATGATTCCCAAAAAGCCGACTCGCTGAATCGGCTTGAGAGAGCCACTTATGAAAGCGTGTCTCCGATCTGTCCTGTAATTGAAAGCCAAACATCAAAGCGCCGACGACCATTTTCCTGCCTCTGTTCGAAGCCATCCGGCGTTGCATTTTCCGCAGCAAGATCTGCTCGCTTACGAAGCATCAGCTTTTTGCTGCCTTTGGCGACAATGACGTTGTTATCGGTTACTGCGTGATTGGTTGATTTGATTGCCGTATTCATGCTCTTTACTCCGTGTTGATTTGAAGGCCATAGGGCCAGTTCAAATTCTACTCCGCTCATACGGATATACAAGCAAAGGGGTCACCCAGGCGTCACAGAGCCATTGGTCCTATTGACCTACAGAGGGCCTAAAAAAAATTTCATTTTTGTGACGAATACCACGTCCAAAATGCTGTGATTCGGTCGTTACACGACTCTAATTTTTGCACTGAATGTTGGTACTCAGCGGGGAGGTCTTGCCATTCTAAATCTGACGCTGGAACGCGCACCGAATCGCAAGGTGGCAATCGGTGCGCAGGTATTTCAATCGGGTGGAACTCCGGAACGCGGATTATTTCTGTTGTCGTTATAGGTGGTGGCCGCGCTGCGCATCCCATCAAGAAAAGGCAAAGGAACAGGCTCACTGGCACACGAAAATTCTTCGTCGGTAATTTCATTTTTCGCAAACTCCAACCGTTCTATTGCTTCTTGGTGTTCGATTTCCTTCTCAATCAATCGCTCTCGACTTTCAGCGTCCGCCTGGGCAGCAGCAAGTAAAAGGGTTTCTGTGTTATGGCGCAATTCCTTCTGGATGCGCTGCAATTCGGTTGACACAGCAAGATTGCGATTGTTTGCGTCACGTAGCGCCTGATTCTCGCACTCCACTGATGCGCGAGCATTATCATTCCACGCTTTTTTGAGGAGAGCCCCAGTGGTTAGGTTGGCAGCGAGCAAGGCAAGCAGCAAATAAAACAGAACTGGCCCTGACACCTTGCCAAGCACAAATTTTACGAGCCAGCCCATTACGCGTGAGCGACCCCACTCTGCACGATTCCCAACTTCAGAATGTTGATGCTCGTCGCAATACCGACAATCGTAGTGAAGTTTCCGACCGCAGCATCGGCTTCTGGCGCAAGTGATCCGGGACCGGCGCCGACAATATACGTTTGTCCTATCGCAAGAATTGCGCCCATGTCGATTGTGCCGGTCACTCCGTACTCGACAGGTTGTAAGACCGCTGCATCATTCAATGCGACGCCGACACAAGCAGCATCGGCCGCGGCCAGATCTTTTTCGGCAAGTTCTAATTCGCCATCGGCAGCCTCGAAAAGAGAATCGCCAGCGGTAATTGCTTCGCCAGCAATTCCGCGTCGGGTAACTACGTCTGCGCCCGGTTTCACATTCGCAGCGACAACAACTAGATCGGCCATGTTAGTTCCTCAGTCAAAAAATCAAATCAGCCTTCGTATACTCAAAATGCGCGAGATAGCATAGCTCGATACTTTAACAGAGTCGGACTGATTGCCACCAAGTAGTTGCACAAAATTACCTGCCTGTCCTGCGTAAAAGCCGACATGACCAGGGGCAGTGGTATTTTCTACGCCGGGTTGCTCACCTGCTCCCCTTTTGAGAATCACAATATCAAATCCAGGCTTGGCGTTTGGTAGGCCGATTTCCTTTCCGACATTCAACCAGGATCGAGCAAGCAGGCTTTTCGATCTTGGCAATCGCAATAGCCATGTTGGGTAGTTCACAAATGCAGAACACCAAGCTACTTCATCATCTTCAGGCCAATTACTATCCAGTTTCAACATTGCAAGGATATGTGGGTTGGACATTTCCCCGGCAATCTCGGTCTGGCCGACAAACCTCTGTGCAATATCGAAAGCGGTGATGTTCATATCAGAGTGCCAACAACGCAACCCTCAGTTCTATGGCAAAGGATCGATGCTTCAATTTCTCTGATATCCGCTTCGATTTCCTCCACGTCTTCCAGGGCGTCGTTGTCGTCCGGATCTTTTCGAAGGTCACGCTTCGCTTCGCGCAACTCCGAGTTCAACGCTGCTTTTCTGATACTCAAAATCTGAACAGCAGTGTTGGTCTGATACGCGTCGATTTTTTCTTCGATACGCTGCAAATCAGAGGCGAATAACGGTCGTCCTATTCCGGCAGCGGTCCACACAATTGCAATGACAGTAGCAAACGTGCCGACGCTCATGCCGACCATCGTATTTTTTGTGATTTCCCTGCCAGCAATCCTCGTCATTCGCAATCCCTCTCACTTTCCGATTATGTCACATTCTCTGTGTCATAATCGACTCTACATTTTCTCACGTCACGGCGAGGGTTTATCGAGTCCTCGCGTTAGAGGATCTACATCTACAGTAGCAACTCCTTCGAAATCATCGTCGCCATTTGCACGTAGCCGCGCAAGCAATTCCGTTCGCTGAACGGGTAGTATCACTCCCATCTGGATTAGAGCATCGATCAGATCTATTACAGTTCGCATGTCGTCACCTTCAAAAAAATTTACGGTATCGGTGTGATAGTGATGTGGCTGCCCGCGCTCACGGTAGTGGCGGTGCCGCCAGAAATTCGCTGCGCCCACTGTAGTTTTAGTGTACCTCCGGTAGTGAGGTTCGTCTTAAATGCTCCCTGCACACTGTAGCCAATAGGATTGACATTCGCATGAAGTATCAAAATCTCAGCCGTGGGGCTGATAGCAGTATCGCCCTGAAACGCTGAGCCACTACTGCTGCCTACTATGCTCCAGGTCCCGTCTTGGGGCGCGTTTGCGAATACCCATTTAGCCTTGAAATCTTCGGTGATGCCTGAAGTGACCTCCATGTATCCTTGTATTGAATACCACTGGTCAGCAGCGAGATCCCATGAGTTGAAATCGTTATCGTCTTGGAAGACAGTGCTATTTGTTACGCTTTCATCTGCCGTTTTTAATTTTAAGACACCTCCAGTACCACCAGTTGCCGACAAATCGATATCAACGCCATCGTCACCAGTAAACATCGGTGTACCATCGGTACGAACCCAAAATTGACCATCACCAGTAACATCGGCAGCGGCAGCAGTGCCCTCTTCTATGTAGATGCTGGCACCTGTTGCGGCGCGAGATACACGTATGCCTTTGTCTAGCGTAATAATTCGTTGGCCGCCGTTGTACGCAAGCAAAGCACCAGCATCAGGATCCGCGAAAAACACGGAGGCCAGCCCGCCAGCCACTTTGGTCGCACGCCACCTTACGTTCTGACCTCGAACACTATTCGTCAATCCGCCGAACGCGCCACTACCGAAGTCGAGGCTACCCCAGATCACTGTGTCGTCGCTGTTGGTGAACCCAAGGGTGTTCGTGCCATTGTCTGTATCAACGGGTGGACTCGACCCCAAGATGCTGCCACGCGCCTCTAGGCTTCCCTGTGCGATTGCGACAAGTGCGTCGTTACCGCCGACCACAAGCCGGTCCCCGGTTGGTGGTGCCACCCATGCCCCATCGGCTCGCAGAAAGTTCGCGGTTCCTCCGCCAGACGACGGGGCCAAGCCCTTTAAGGCATCGGTAAATACATCGAGTAGAGTTGTGGCCTGAGTTCCAGTTAACGCTTCGGGATCGCCGGTCGCCGCAGTTACTCTACCGATAATCCGCGCGGTGGCAATGTTCGCCATCTTCGCAAAAGTTACTGCATCGTTATCAATCTCTACGGTTCCAACCGTGCTCAACGCGGCCAACGCGCCAGAATCGGTTATATCTGCGAGAGTGTGCGCGTGCCCAAGTAATGAATAAGCGGCATCGCCTTCAGCCGGGGTTAAGAAAAACGAATCGTAATCGGCTTGAATTGCGGTAACGACTCCGGTTCTGCCTTCGAAGGAATCCACGCCGCTTCCGGTTGGAGTTCCCCAGGTGCCATCGCCTTGTAGGAATTTTCCTTGATCGCCTGATAAAGCGAGCGGTACTAAACCAGGTTTTGTTTGTGATGATGCACTGACTGTGCCGAACTCAGTCCCAATGGACTGTACCTGTATCGAATCTATTCGAAGTTTGTCGGCTGTCCCTTGATTATCGCGAAGGCCAATAGCGAAGCTGACCCAATTTATATTGCTCGATGTGGCAAATGACCAAACAGTCTCGTAAGTCACAAATGTCGCGGACCTCAGCAACGTGACCAACGGACTTTGTACAAATCCAGTAATCGTTCCGCCAAATTCCAATTCGCTGACCTCGATGGTTACAGCAAAATTGTCATGGTCCAGAGCGTCAATCGATCCCTCAGTTCGGTATTTAATCTGAAAAAGGAACGTGCCGTTGTTGCCTTTGAAGGAAACTCGTTTTTTGTGTTGAAGTTCTGTTCGAGCAGTCGTTCCATCCTGTAATAAATCGATAGCAACTGATCCCGCTTGCCCTCCACCTGGAACATGGTCTGCCGTGCCGGCGCCGGTTATGTTTGCGCGCCAAAATTCGGTTTGACTACCATTGCCATTGCCAAGCCAATTCGGGTCCGGATCACCAATGTCGAACTCCGGATCAAGAAGCCAATTTTTTCGCTCACGCAGAGGCTCTGTGGTGGCAGTGGTCGTCGTGCTGTCTGGTTCGTAAAGGCTTACGTTGCCATCTACATCACGCGAGCGAATCCAATAGAACCGGGTTCTCTTCGCCCGATAATCCATGTAGTCGATAAATTGCTCGCCGGTTGTGTCGGCAATTTGTACCGCGTTTGCTATGTCGTTATCGTCGCTCGCCCAAATCTCGATGGTCGCAAACTGTCCTTCTGGCGGATTGACCCATGTAAGCTGCACGCCTTCCAGGACGGACACAGCAGCCAGCGCGGTAGGTGCGGGTACAATGACTCCCTGATCGTCGATAGCCGAATCATCAGCCGCTAAAAATTGAATGCGAAAATTAGTTCCCGACTGATCGAACAGGCTAATCCGTCGATCTGCTTGCGGAGTCGCTTCAATGTTCGGGCCCGGACGATTCGGGTCGTCCAAAAAGAAAGGCATTGCAGTCGGAAAATCGACCTGCACTTCGCCAGTGATCGCCGTGTATTTCCCTAGCAAATCCGGGAACGTAACAGCAGACCCATCGAGCAGCCACAACAACGCACCTGGAACTCCAGCACCAGCGGTTCCTGCAAAGAAATTCAGGCCATCGAAAACATAAGCAGTATCGTTTTCAGTGCCATCGCCGCCAGATAAATTGATAGCACCCGACGCGCCGAAATCTCCGCCCTTGGAAATGATGCAAAAACCAGCGCCACCAGTACCACCAGGCGACCCGCCCAACGCTTTTATCCTAAATATATCTCCCACTCTTTGCACAACGCGCGCACCAGCAGCGCCGCCGCCGCCACGCATGTCGGTCGGTATTCCGGAAATCGAACCATTGCCGGTGGCATCGACTTGAGTAACTATGTTCGGGAAAGCGTCGTACAACGACGGTGTGAAATACGGCGCATTGCGGAATACTGATTTACTGTGATCCGGCTGTAGTGTTATCCCGGAATTGGAAAAACTGTTGCCGATGAATCCCTGCACTCCCGCGTTCGCCGGTGAGCCATTCCAATTTGCTTCGAGAACCGCCGTGTCCGTGCCACCTGGGTGTCCATTTTGGATGCCATCGATAGTGCCATTGATGGTCAAGAACCCATTGACGCGAAGCTGCACATTGTTTTCGATAATTATTGTTGTAGTCGAACTGATCGTAAGCGGGCCATCGTGGTAAAAAATCGATGCCGCAGCGTTCATATCTGAACTGCCGGTTAACGTGAACGTACCTGCATTGGTCACATCACCAGTCATTAACCCTGGAATGCTCGACAGCGCAGTGCCGATATCCGGATAAAAAGCGGCAGGTAAAACAGATGTGTCAGCAGTCGGTGAAGTCTCGGTAAGACGCTCGGAACTGCCAAACAATTTCAGTCTGACTCCCTGCATCATGTTCACGGTCATACCGTGAATGACCATCGTGCGCTGCAAGTTGGCTGGCGTATTGCTGAAATCTCGGATGCCGGTTAAATTGACGCGAACCGGATCACCGATTTCCAATTGGTTGAGCGACATGAATCCGCGAACATCGAGTCCGAGCGGAGGCCCCGTGTACATATCACGGAGCGAGGTAATCATTTGCCCGAGCAATCCTTCCGTGAATCTCGTCCCTGCAAGTCCTCGAAATCCGATTCGTTTCTGCGGCGCAATTCCATGCCGTGTGATTGAAGTTGAATCAGTAAAAATGGTCGAACGGATAAACCGGGTCCCATTCCAGTTCCAATCAATCCGGATATTGTTCAGAACGCTTTCCATGTCATGTGTCAGGGTGCTATGCCCGGTCACATTCTGATCGTTGAGTTCGACAACATAAGGCGAGTCAACCAGGGACGGCACCATCCGTTTCAAGCCAAGTTGTCCATCCGCGTATACCGGACTGAAGCATCCCAACAGCAAATAGATTTCTGTTTCTAAAAAGCGCTTCGCATCCTGCGCATCTAATCCTTCGAACCTAACCACCAATCCGGCAGTGTCGTCAGCAGGGTCCCAAAGGTCTGTGCCTATGTCAGTGAAATCAGTTAGTCGCACAAATGATGTAGCAACGGCAGCGTGCCATCCGCTTGGCAACACATCGGCTGTGCCTTCGATATCGCCAGTCAGAATTGCGTAAGCCAACTTCACCGCAGGCAATTCGAGGTAAACGTATTCTTTTACCTGTGGTCTGCGACTACTCGGCAACGTGACGTCTACATCGACCGCCTTCGCTTTCGTGCTTAATGCCCCTCGCGTAACGCCAGTGAAATCATTCCCTGAAATTCCCGAAACTGGGCAACGTATGATTTCCTTTGTCTGATCGATCTGTATGTAGATAACATTCGCGCTCGGCGCATCGGAGTAACTAGTGCCGTGATTGTTGCCTTCGAATCCAGATAGATCGAGCACTGGAATGGTAGTCGCAGTGTCGCTGATTGACGTAGTAAGGAACGTAAGTGCGAGTTCGAAAATGCGAGTTTTCGTTTCGCGCTGAATATCCGCGCACAGAATTTGATAAAAGCCGCCTTTCGTCTGTGCAGAGCGGATCACCTGGGTCTGAAATAAAACAAACTCGGTGAAATCGATGCCCTCAAACCCAAGGTGGAAAGTAACCGTCCGGCCTTTCAACCCAATGTTTGAGTCCAATTTCGTACGAACCAGATCTGTAAACGCACTCGCCTCGTCGATCAGCGAAAACGACATTGTGCCGACGGTGGCGTTTGCTTTGTCCGGATTGAGCGTTTGGGTGGTTGCAGAAATATTGGTTAAAGCATTTTCTATTGGGGTACCAGGTACATTCGGGATGCCATCATGTGACGTGATATAGGTAATCGAACCGTCGAAGTCGATGCCAACGATGTATCTGGGTTCCTTCGATAATTCCGCGTTCGTGGAATCGAATATGTTGGTGTCAATTCTCACGCAGACTAAACCTATATGCGTGAAAGCGCTTTCCGCGTTCCATTTCAGAGAAATTGCTCGAGGTCATAATGCACAGCAACGGATCGTCCGGTTGGGCGATCGTACCGCGTCGGTCGAAGGTAAATATTTCGGCATTTTGTACCGACGCAAGAAATTCGACAATGTGATTTTCGAGTTGACTTCTAGGTGTAATCAACTCAGTTCGGCAATCGAATGATCGCTCGCTGCGAAATAACAATGATTCAACGGCACCGCCAAGCGCAGTGTTGCGTTGGGTCACTGCTTTTTCTCCGCGAGTACGGGTGGTTAACCGAAATTCCCGAGTGACAGACACGTCCACAACTGACCCAGGAGCCAGTCGTCGAGTTGCCGTATACGTTAAAATGCTCATTGGTTGACACCTTCAGCAAGTATGTCTGCGTTTCGACCAATGCCAGAGACAACAACTATGTCGCGATTCTCTGACGCATCCCGCAACGCGTCGGCAAGCGCGTCGATGGCTTCCGGGGTGATACCGAACAGCGACGGGAATATCAATTGCACTACGCCCTGTTCCTGGACAGCAGTTCCACCGCCGATCGGCGTCCGGTCCGGTTGGAACCCGCCGCCAGCATCACCGGCACCAGTAAAGCCACCGCCACCTAACCCACCTATTCCACTCAAAGCGCCGCCGCCGCCACCGATGGTGCCAACTCCGGTCAACGCGGTCGCCGTGATCAACCCGACTTGTGCAGCGCCGAATGCCTGGATGGCCGCTGCTGCCGGTGGACCGGCTATTGGTCCTAATTCTGCCAACGCCTTTACCGATGCCGCAGCAGTATTCTGAATCGTTCGGGCAATGGCAAGGCCCTTCTCAACCAGAAACAATGCTCTTGCTACGGCCTTATTCTTACCGACCAACTGCTGCAAAATTTGAATAGTGGTCGAGGCAGTCTGTTGTCTCAGAAAAATCGTCGCTTGCGCCGCTTGCTGTTCCAATCGTCCCTGAGCATCTAACGCGCGAGATAATTCTTTGGCTTCGTCAAATAATATCCTCCGTTCTTGTTTTGCTCGCTTGAGTCGTTCCCGAATAAACTCTGCATTCCGCTCTTGCTGTTTCGCTAGTCTATTCTCGAAACTTTCTTGTTCAGCAGCCGCATCGGCCTCTTCCCGTTTCAGCCGCGCCTCTTCTTGTTGCGCTACTCGTTGATCCTCTAATTTTCGGTCCGCTTCCAGGATGATATCGGCACGACGTTGCTGTTCGTTTTTAACTTCATCCAGCCGCGCTTCTTCTGCTGCCAATTCCGCGGCGAACTCCTGTCTCTGCCGTTCTAGCAAATGCAATCGCGCCAACTCCGTTTTGTTAGCTTCCAATTTGTCCAGCGCATTAAGTGCTCTTGTCCGGCCAGTCGCTTCAAAATCGGCCATCCGTTTTTCGACTTCCTTTATCGAATCCAGTTGCAGTTCTACCCGTACCGCCAATTCGATATCCGATAAGCCGCGCACATTGGCTTGCACCAGTTCCATCTGTTCAAGCAGCAATACCATTGCAGGAATTAAGTCTCTACGAATGGTGACAATAAAATTAGCAGTGCTTGTGCTTGCCGCTTCCATCCCCGGCGCGAATCTTCTTGCAAGATCGAAGCCGACGCCTTTAAGGGCTTCCGACATATCTGTGAATGCGTCGTTTGCGTCCTCGACTCCTTTTGCATCGACAGCAGATATCGCAGTGCCGAATCGCTTTGTTTTCTCTTCGGCCTCTTCAAAACCGGCGCTTCCGGCTTCCAGTGTTCGCAGCAACGCCGCGCCTCGACCGCCGAACAATTCGTAAGCTGCCAGGACTTTTTCAGCCTGTGTATTCAGCCCTTTCATTGCGTCGCCAATCAACCGGAACTGTTCATCCGGAGACTGTCTGGCAAGCGACTGGGCTTCTAAGCCAAGTTTTTTCAGGGTATCAACGGCAAGGCCGGTCCCTTCCGCCGCTTCGGCGACCACTCGCGTGACATTGATCAGCGACTTTTCGAGTGTCTTTTGCTCGACGCCGGTTTTCGCGCTGACTAATTGAAGGGCCGCTAATTTCTCGGTGGTGATACCGAGTAACTGCGATTGTTTGGCAAGCGCATCGATCTGTTTGAGGCTGGCCCTGGTTAGCAGCGCGACACCTGCCGCAGCGCCAGCAAGGCCGATAGAAGCGAACCGGCCAAGCCGCTGATTGACTGCCCTGAAGGCGGTTTTAGTTCTATCCCTTGCGGTTAACTCTATTTCGGCTTGGTTTCGTCGAGCCATTTTTTGTGTACCGGGTATGGCGATTCGCCCTTGATGAGCAAGTATGCCATCCAACCGCTAAATTCGGTAGTTGGCATATCCCGGATGGTTCGCAGCGGACGGGCCAATTTTTCAGCCAGCCAGAATTGAGCGAACAGCTCACTGCTGCTTGTTATTTTTTTTTAATTCCTCTTCGAAGGAGCCTAGATCGCCATTGAGCACTGTCACGACGCGCCCAATTATTTCGCTAGGTTCGTTCATCAGGGCGGTTTTGTCCAATAGCGAAAAGTAGTGATTTCCGTTGCGGTCCAAGCACTGCATAATCATTTGCATGACATTCTGTTCGGTGTTGGTCGGGTACTTGCCTTCTAATTCCATCACCTGACCAGTAGTCAGCGGGTAGGCGTAAAGCAGCAATGGCTTTTTGCCGACTCCCCATTCCGGAACTTTAATGCAGCGCACTTTTCTTTTCGATTGGCGCTTAACGTGTACCTTACCGAACGCAGTTTCGTCCGGATGCAGAATTTCACCGTCTGTCATTTCCCACCTTCATTTTTCCAGGCGTTACGGAACCAGATCGCGTACGACCCCGCCGCTCGATAATGCGTAGTTGAATGTCTGCGGTAATATTTCATCGATGGCGCCAGATCCGGCTCGACCAGTAATTTGTACAGACAGCGTAATGCGCGGATTGCCAGTCGCATTTCCTTTCGGGAAAAGAACAAGCACACCACTGGAGCCTGCATCCATCGATTCCTGTACTGAATCCGCTTCGTCGAAATGGACCTCAATCGTTCCGCTGGCACTCGCAAGGCCGGCCTTCGAGGTCCGGTTGGTATCCTCCATAGCAGTGTCGTCGATCTGTTCCGCGGCTTCGTCGATACTCCAAGCCTTTAATTCCGTAACTGCACTTCCTGCGAAGGTAAGTGATCCTGAATTGCCTGTTGCGGTAGTCATGTTCGTTCCTCACTATCGGGATATCTGCGGACTGCCTGCTCTAGTTCGGTAAGTGTATAGAAACTCCAAGTCGATTGCACCATACGGTTGATCCGTGTCCTCGCCTTCCAGGGTTGTAATGGTGGTCTGTATTCCATGATAAATTTTTGCAAGATCACCAAACAAACCTTCGTCGTCAAGTGCAGTTTCGACTTCAAGCGCAATTCCGTCCAGTTCATCCTCCAATTTATCGCTGATTGCGACAAGTCCATGCACCATGAGCGTCAAATCGCGCATTGATTCCGTTGGCGATTCATCGCGTTCCGATCCCTCGGCAGGCGTGTAAACGCACAATCCAGGAAGTTTCGCTTTGGCAAGAGGATAAACACGCGATTCGTAGACTCGATTACCCGTTGTCGCAAGATTCTGCAGCGCCGCGATAGCTGCTTTTCGTATTTGTTTCCGAACGTGATCAGCCATCGTCCTGCAAGGTCAAGGTAGACATGCCGAAACCATCTGGTTCAATGGTGATAATCGTTCCCGAAAAGACCGAGCCATCCTGCCTGGTGATTGAAATTGGCTCGCCCTCTTCGGCATCAGCAGGTAGTTTGATCGACTGGCACATAAACACTGGGTCGCTGGTTTGAAGCGGAACCGGTCCGACACCCTCGACAAACTCTGTTCGTTCATCGAACTGGCCACCAACCTCAACGCCGCGAATTTCAGCGACTTCTGCATCATCAAAATACGAGGCACGATCAGTCTCTGATTCGATCGGTGGCATTATCTATTTTTTTTCTGTCCGGGCCGGAGCGGTGTTGTCAGTTTTAGGCTTTCCAGTCTTCACGTCATAGCCGCGATCTTTACAACGCTTTGCCCACGCTGCCTTTTCGGCATCGTCCGCGCGGTAACCAGGCTTTTGCCATTTTCCGCAAACTCGAATGCGTTCGAGTCTATGCGAAGGTATTACGACTTTCTTTGATTGATCTGCCATGTTTCCACCTCTGTTAATTATGGGGCGGGCCAAAGCAGCCCGCCCCGTTTTCACATTCAACACCATCGGCTTTACGCAGTGTTATTACGGCGTGTCGTTCTCGAATGCAAACGACTCCGGATGCCTAACCGCAAAGTCCGTGGTCCAGAAAGCGATCACTCTTATATTCGCTCTCGCGGACAGTGTGAACGGATCGACTAGCACGTCGAGACCGCCCCACGCTCCTTGCAGAAGGTCAGACCAGTTGCCGAAAAACACGTCGCCATCGGTAATCTGATTCGATACCTCGGTTCTGTGACCATTCAGCGTGTTACCTGGTTCCCAGATCGTCAGCCCTGTCGTCGCGAATTTCTCCGCAGTTTTCAGGCTGCCGCGCATTCCCGTGTCCACCGCATAAGCAAGCGTGTTCACCAGAGCGTTCGATTGAGCAACAACTGTCTCCAATGACACCACTTCAGCAAAGGTCGGCACCGCAGCAGCAAATGTGCCAGGTGCGCCGATTCCGGTTGTGTTGGCAATACCAGTCGGTTCCCCACCAGCACCAGTACCGTACAAGCCTGCAAGATCGACCGCGATTGCCAGCACGGTCGCGATATCGCTCCTGACCAGTGCTTCAATCGCAATGCTCGATTGCAAAAGCAATTGTCTGGTGAATACTGACAACGCGCCAACATTCCTCGGCACCAGTGTTACTTGGTCCAAGGTCTGTGTGGCTTCCGTGATATCGGTTTCGTCAGTCGCTAACCAGAAATGCGTGCCGCCGCCAGTCAATCTCGGAATGGCAACGTCGCCATCCAGTCCTGGCAACATTGTCAGGCCGAGCGCAGACAGAATCATGCGATTACGAAGCAGATCGATGAATGAACCTGCCAACAAGTCTTCTGCGATCACCGACGCGCCAGCAACAGCCTGGGTCAACACGCGTTGCTGTAACAATTCACGCACTGCGCGGACTGCTCGCCAATCGCGGGTCGCGTCAGGGTCCGAATAAAGCAATACGTCATTCGGAATTACCACGCCGCGAGGCTTCCGGTTTTCCTTTACCGCCTGTTCACTAGCAGCACGACACACGGCAAACTCGAAACTCGCTTCCTCAATGAATTGAGGCTGGTCATGGCCGAACGCTTTAGCGCGAATAAGGCGCAAGAATTGAAAGCGTTTCGTTTCTTGCACGGTGAGGCCGATATTTACGTCCTCTGGCGATCGGGTTTCAGGTGTATATTTCTGAGCACCCGGCAGTGAATCGAGCAGTTTCGCGTTGAACTCAGCAAGCGAATCATTCTCGTCAACTGACTTCTTAGCCAGTTCGACTCGGTCGTACTTCAGGCCAACCTCGGTAATGAGTTTGATCCTGGTGCGCTCTGCTTCGCGGACCTCTTCAACTTTTACTGTGTCTGGCACGGCCACGATAGTGCCGACCTGAACAAATTTCGATCCGTCTTTACAAAACGCTGTACCCGCAGCGATCGCGGCACGATCCTCGTCTGTTTCCGGGATTGGATTCCCGTTAACGTCAAATTTCATGGTCTTGGTTTCCTTTTCCGGTAAATCTACAATGATTGTGTCATGCGCATCTGCAGATTCTGGTTGCCATTCGCGGGCTTCCCGACCCACGCCGACAGACGTATCCGCAGGCATTGCCACTAGCGATATCTCGTATGGCTCCCAATCGGTTGACCGATATATGTCCACACCTTCGTCGCCACCCTCTTCGAGTTTCATACGGTGAATGCGGTATCCCACGCTGACGCATTTTCGTATTCCATCCTCGATATCAGCCAAGATTGCGTCGCGTTGTTTTCCTTTCCCAAAACGAACAATCGCGCGACCAACGCGATCTTTATCAATCGTGGCCTTCTCAATCGTGCCGATATGTTCTCGGCTGTTGTGATCCATCAGCAGTGGGCCGACTGATCGTATCCTGTCTAGGCGTACTGAGCCTTTGCCGTGATCCAGAATTTCCTCACCGAACCAACGTGAAACAGGTTGTTCGCTGGAAAATGCAAGGCCGACCGTGCGCGCGTCCATGTCCAGGGATTCCCGATCAAAATAAGCAAGCCGCCGTAAACTCGTTGTGCGAATTTTCCGCGTCTTTTTCTGCTTGGTCTTATCTGGCATGGCTAAGTTTTCCGCTTCCGGATGCGCATGTTCGCAATCGGCTTTGGTGTCATATTGACAGCGACCACTCTCACCCCATTTGTACTTTCCATTGTCGCACTTCAAGCACGGCATGTTACTCGTTGTCCTGATCTGTCAAATCGCCAACCGCGCTTTCGAGCAAGTTCAGCCTGTCCTCTGCTGACTTGGAACCGAGTTTAGCATTAACCTGGGAACTTTCAATGCCAAGTGATTCCATCAGCTCATTTTCAGTAGCGATTTCCTGAAATACTTCAGTCGGTTGACGGCCTCTTTTCCGAATCCGCTCGGACCGGCTCATGGTCAAATCCTGTTGTTGCATCCTATCCGCGCTTGTGTCTTTGAGCGGGTCGATCCAATCCCACCGACGAGGCTGCCATTCGTGTTCGAGAAACTTGGCAACGCGCTCGAATGGTAACGGTTGGCCATTTCTATTTGTGATTGCACCTGCCTGCAATCCCAACGTAAGCCACGCGGCAAAGATTCGGTCGAAAGCCTCTTCGATAAGCCATTGTTGCAGGCCCATCCATACGGCTCGTTCGCTCAGCGCGCCTTGTCTCAGACTTCCAAAACTGACGCCCTCGAGGTCTTGAGCCAATTGGTTGTACGATTCGCCCAGGGCCGCCGCAATCCCGCGTAGGTTCGTCTTCACGAAATCCGGATATACAGCGTTAGGATGATCTGGATTAAAGGAAGTGAAGGTCTGTCCAACCTTCAGACGACCAATCATTCCAGGCTCGAACTCTTCGATCAATTCATCAGCATCGGTATCGTCTTCGTCGTCGTCACCAGTGTAGCCAGTGCCATCGTCTGCGTCGGTGATAAATCCCATTTTGCAAGCGCCACCGCGTGCAGAAATCAATTCAGCTTCTTCGTACTTGCTTAGGCTGTTGAAGCGCAGTAAAGCCGGATGAATCCACGGCACTCCGCGTGTCTGCCAAATGCCATCGCTCAAGAACAGGTGAATGATTTCACTGCTCGGTATTCGGATATATTTTCGACCAGTGTTTGGGCTGAGAAAAAATTCAACATCACGTTCGCTTGCCAACACATGATAAGCAACCGGGAAATGATTTTCGTCATATTCGACGCCCATGCGAACCACATTGTTTTCAGCGACGTTGATACCGGATAACGTGCCACTAAAGCCGACAGAATTTAGCTCTACATCGACGCTGCCAGGTTCCATTAACCGTAATGAATATCGATACGGATTCACACTGACGCCTTTCCGTTCCCAAATAAAAACCTCACCGTCCTGCGCAGCAGATCGAACCACCAGTTTGCAAAAATTCTTGAATCCCATACCGGACAATTCCGGACGACTCTCTTTTCGTTGCCAGATTTTCCAATGCCGTTCGATGGTATTTTTCGCTTCAACGTCTACCTGGGTGTCCGAATCCATAGGTTTGCTTATCAGTTGGAATCCCTGAGCGCCAACCACGTTCTCCTGCAGATCGCGCAGAAATCCTTTGTAATAGCCATTGTTCTGCGCTTCCTCCCGCGAACGAGCGCGCAAGGCAGTCAGGCCCATGCGAATATCGGAATCAATTACAGCAGGTTGCGTAATCCAGCCCTGCTGCAACCGGCCAATCTGCGCCGCCGCGTATTTCCGCGCAACCTGGATGGCTGTTTTCCGTTTTACCGGCAGCAATTTTTTCAATTTATTAAGGAATGCCACTGCTCATGCTCACATGCACGTTACGATGTGATTTCCCGCCAGATTTTCTGCGGGCCTTCTGCCGTTCATCCCGGACCTCGACGCGCAATGTTGCTCGCCAATCGTTGAGTTCATCGATTGAATAGCGGGACAAAGCCCGACCATTCAGAGAATAACTGGTCTGGTCCCTGGTCGCCTTTCCCTGTAAAAGCGCCTCGATATTTTCTAAGGCGATTTCAGCGAAACTGCGCCGATCAACGCCAGCAGTATCGGCAGACAAATCCGGGTCTATATCGATAAAGCCGGATTCCAAGGTAAAGGTGTCTGTGCCGTCCCCGACTTTTTTCGTGTAAGGGTAATGCCCCTCTTCGAGATTGGTCGTAACTATTGAAATACGGTGAATGTCGCCAACAGCAACGTGCGCGCTGCCAAACCGACCATTCTTGGCAGTGAAATTATACGACACGATCCAGGATGCACTGGCTGGAAAGTCAGTGAGGGTTTCGTCCCACGTGATTGTATCCCCGATTGTTATTCGTCGCGGTAGTTCGGTCAAAACATGCGCAGGCATTAGCTCAAGCCTCCAACAAAGCTAGATCGACGCTTCCGCTTTGGTTTGCGTCGGGGTTTTTTCGGTTCGTCGTCCGGTGCCGCTTTCACTTCCTCCGGTGGCTCAGATTCTAGCCTTTTTTGCAGCGCCTTCCAAACTGGATGCAAGATCGCCAGCGCCGCGTATTGGTAGACACGAATGTCCAACGGTTCATTCGGCATTCCCGCTGGTTTTTTCCACACCAATTTCGGGAATCCCTTTGTGTAAACCGTAAGTGCTTTTTCGGCTGTCAGCCCTTCGAAAAATGCTTCCGTGTAGGTGCTCGGGAAATGGCAATAGCCAGGACCGGGCCGCGTCAACTTCAATCGTGCATAGATGGACGATTTAGCTTGGTCTGTGCCTACAGTGTACAGATCAACTGGCATTCCCGGAATGGTTGTTTTTTTCTTGGTAGGTGGCGACGCAACTGGAACGCCTTCACCACCTCGGCCCTTCATGGCCCAAACTCTGCGCTGCGATCGTTCAGCGCAAAATCGATACACTGTATTAGTCCTGTGTCCTGAATCGATACCTGTGGCTGCGATTTTCAGGATATGGCCTGTTTCGTGGCGGTACGTCTTCTCCAACTGCTCCGATAACTCTAGCCACACATCGTCAGATTCGGTGTCCCCGACAATCTTAAAGTGTTCGATGCCCCACCACTCTTCGCCAGCACCAAAGCCAGCGACTTCGCCCTCGATCCAGTTCTTCTGAATATCGATGCCAGCAATGAGTACCAGCACTTCTTTTGGCACTTCCGCGGGATATCGTTCAATGCGCAAGAATAATTTATTGCTCGACAAGGTTTCGCCCGACTCTTCCCAACTCTCTGCAAGCACGGTGTTCACAAAGGTTTGCAATTTCAATGGGTTCTCTTTCGCACTGTAAAAGGCCACCACGATTTCATCCATCGTCGACCAGGGCGAGTATGCCTCCCAAATCGTAAATGATTGGTGAGCAGGTGCAGGGTTCTCGTTGGTGGCAATCCAGCCGCCACCAGCTACTGACTCTGCGCGAGCGACATTTTTGCGTTTATCGATTTCAGTCCATTGAGCAGAACATTTGATGCACTTGTAATATGGCTCGACTCGCTCTCCAGTTTTGTCTTTGAAAATGATTTGCTTCCATTCGAGAATTTGGCAGTGTCCGCATTTGTGGCAGGGCACAAAATATTTCTGCATATCACCGGCCTCAAATCGGCTTTCGATTCGACTCAATCCTCTGACAGTCGGAGTTGATGTGTCGATTCGTTTTTTGTTGTAGAAAGTTTGCGTGCGCTTAAAAGCCAACTGTTCCGGGTCGCCTTCGTCCCCGACAGAGTACGGGAATCTGTCAACCTCGTCGCACAATACTATCCGAATGGGCCGCGAACTGAGCGAAGCAGGACTATTCGCACCGCTGATGGTCACATGGCCGCCAGGGAACTTTTTATGCAAGACAGTATTTTCTTTTTTCTTAGAACCATCGATCGCCACCTTTTGAGCAAGCGCATCAGTGTCCCGAATCATCGGGTCCAGTCTGTCCTTCGAATACGCTTGGCCGATTTCCTTTGTTGGAAACACAATCATCACTGGACAAGGATCTTGGTCTATGTGAAAGCCAAGTACGTTATTTATTATTTCAGTTTTGCCGACCTGCGAACTGGTCATGAAAGTGATATCGGTCGTATCTTCATCGCAGCAGGCGTCCATCATGCCGACTTGATACGGAGCCCGACTGTTCGACCAGCTACCCGGCTCTGCGCTGCTTTCGCTTGACAGTTTTCTTTTTTCGTTCGCCCATTGACTGATCGTTAAGTGAGGGGGCGGCGCCAGTGATGTACTGCTCAAGGTTGTTGAAATGCTTTGCGGGAGGTCGATACTTAGATAATTCTGCCAAACATTCATGTATCGATGATTGGAGAGCGGTCTGACATTTTCGGAAACTGCTTTCATGTTGGACTAGCGGCGCGGTTTTCTTAGGCAGATTCAGGAGTTTAGCGCGAAAAGCACCGACCATGTGATTCCAATTATAGGCGACGATATCGGCAGGGATCAGATCACCGGCCAGTTGTGCCGCTTCCATGATCGATTTATCAGCATCAGCGCGCATTTTCTGTGATCGCGCATCGCCATAATCGCTATGAGTCTCACCGTGTTTTCCCGCAATAATGGCTTGCTGGTACTCGATGTAGCCCATGATCGATTCAATGAATTTGTATCGATTACGCCCTACCTTCTCGATCACACCTTCTGAGGCGAGTTGTTGGATGCGCCGCTCGCTGACTTTGAAAATAAACGCCAGTTGTTTCGCGGCTACGTTTCGATCCGGCCCGGCCATTAAACGCCAGCGATAGGCACTCTGACAACGGGGTTGATATCCCAGTTGGTGTGCTTCTTTTGATTCACTTGTCCGCCCTGGGTGTCGATGCGCACGATTTCACTGCCCCATTTTTCTTGCAGTAATTGGAACTGTTTCTTTTCCCGGCCCATCGTGCGGTACGCGGCGCATCCGCCGACATTGTTGTGTTGGCCGCAGACGTAGTGGTACATATTAAACCGCAAGGTGCGACGGTATTTGTTCAAAACCTGAAGGCTCAAATCGTAATCTTCCTTCAGCGGTAGCGATTCGTCATAGCGCAAATCCATATCGATAAATCCCTGGACCGGACCCAACACCACAGCACGAAAAGCGAACGGTGTGTACTCACGATATGCGCCCTTGTCCGGCAACAAATTCATGCCCCACATGCGGGCCTTCATTTGCTTGGCAAGAATAAAAGCGTGTTCGATGAACTGGAGAGCATCGTCAGTATCGAGTTTGACGTTTTCCTGCGCAGACCATCGACCGAAGCGCCGAATGTCGTCGTCCAAAATCAGAACGGGGTTGAAGTGGTCGAGTATGTAATTGCGTACACGACAGACGTTGCCCTGCAGGTCGTTCGGGATGGCAATAACTCGCCTTCCTGCGCGCTCGTAAGCCTTTTTTTCGGACCGTGCGACGACATAGGTGCAACCGGGCAGATAGTCCTGAGTGGTAGCAATGTCTGCGCGGCGGTAAGAGGGCGAGAGTATTTCAATCTTCATCCGACGCGCTGTCCGAATCATCGTCGAGGTCGATCCCTGGAACGGCATCCTCAAAGGGCTGGCCCTTAAACAGTTCGTCGGCTTTATCGAACTCCGCTTGAACCTCGTCAGGAGTGAATCGCTTGGCGATTTCCCCCGCATCCGTGTTTAGCAATGTCTCCTGGATTGGCGGCTCAACATAAGGCATGAACCTTTTCCGCTTCACATGCTTATCCGCTTCGTCAGTGACTTCCACATATTGCGCATTTTTTTCAAAACCGCCGATATAAATTTCGCAAGATCCGTCCGCAAACTGCTTGTGCAGGTTGCCTTTGGCGTCAATGTACTCGCTGTCTTTCTTTTTTTTTGCCATTTCTGGTAATCCTCCTGAGATACTTTGCCCCATCGACAACACGCCCGATTCCTTTACTCCAAGGTTTGCCATTGCATCTTTTGCTGTATACGGACTTCAACCGAAAATGGGTTCGCGCGCTCAGCCAATCAACGTCGTTGTCGAAATATAGCACAACGTAATTTCTCGACTCCAAAAGTTCCTCGCTGAACTCGATCTTACCAGGAACCGGAGCCGCATCCTCGGCCGCATTGATTAACTCGCCAATCTCTTCGTCACTGAATGCGGTCGATTTCCTTTGGTCCTTGGTCAAGGACAATAACTCTTCGGCCAATTCGTCTTCGAGCCAGAAACTATTTTCGTTCGTGCGGTTATCTGCAATCCGGTAAGCGCGCGCCTGTGCTTTAGTTAGATGGTTAGCCACCAGGACAGGAATTTTTTTAAGTCCAAGCAATAACGCCGCCGCGTGTCGTGTGTGTCCGACGATTATCACATTCTTTTTATCGACCACGATGGGCTGATTGAATCCAAAATCGTCGATGCTTTGCGCGACAGCCTCAATCGCTTTCGAATTATCGCGTGGATTCCGCGCATATGGGCTGATCGATTTCGGCGTCACTTGTACTTGTCTCATGCTGCTTTCCTGTTCTATCGGCTCACGTTCAAAAGCGAAAACACATGGCCGATGTGATTAATAATGGTGGTGCTCGTACTGCCTGCAAACAACAAACCAACCAACTCGTCCTCGTCGCTCAATACCGCGGAGCCACTGTCGCCACCTTTACTCATTGGTCCGGTCATGAATTGATCCTTGAAGCGCGCTATGCGTCCGGCGCCATAATTCACATCGACGGTAACATTCACTTGCAGTACCACGCCGGTGGTCAAGCCCGTGGTGCGCCCTGATTTTTTTACCTCCATGCCGAGCACAGCCGTGGCGACGCTTCGAATCACGCCGATATCGAGAATCCTATCGACGACGTCCGTGGTTTCCAGGGGCTTCGCGATGGCCGCATCTACCAAATTATCGGCCACTGCAGAAGTCACGATGCAGTAGCGAGTCTTACTGCCAATAATTCGGCAGCCCAAATTGAAAATAGCGATGACTGCATGCGCGAATCGACACTTGCTTGGCGGCTTGTCGAAATTGATCGGCACGAAATCGAGCAAATCAGCGATGTGATCTCTGCGCCCACCATTATCGATTGGTCCCGGCTGTAAGATGGCATCGCCTACTTTTCCCGCATTGCTGTCAGCCAGTATGTGATTGTTCGACAAGATCACCATTGCGCCGTTTCTCTTCAGCAAACACCCAAGCGTACCCGCAGTAATATTGACGTGACCAATGCTGACGCCTCCCGGCGCAGGCCGGTGACGAGCAGTACGTGACTGTAAAGCTCTGATTATATCCGTCTGCACTACATCCGTTTTTATACCGTCAATTTCTGCCGGAATGAGATCCGCAGAGGTAAGCT